CAGGCAAAGCGGAATACAAGCTATGCAGAAAGGATTTACTATGAAGAATATATACACACTTCTCTCCGAAATCGGCTTTACAGTTCCCGAAGATAAAAAGGTAGACTTTGAAAAAGCCTTTGCGGATAATTACAAAACCGTGTCAGAGGTTGAAAAGCTCCGCACATCAAGGGACAACTACAAGTCACAGCTTGAAACTGCACAGACTGCACTCAAAAAGTTTGAGGGTGTCAATGTGGACGAGCTCAAGGGCGAAATCAAAAAGCTCAACGGTGAACTTGAAACAAAGGAAACCGAGTATCAGACAAGGATTGCGGATATGGAATTTAACTCAGTGCTTGACGGTGCAATTTCGGAAAGCGGTGCAAGAAACTCAAAGGCTGTCAAGGCTCTGCTTGACCTTGAAAACCTGAAAGCATCTAAAAATCAGGCAGATGACATCAAAAAGGCTCTCGAACAGGTTAAGTCCGAAAACGGCTATATGTTCGGTTCTGACGAGCCTTTTCAGAATCCTGTCGGTGCAACCGATACAGGTAACGGCGGTACAGGCTCAAATCCGCTTGCGTCAATGCGTGCGGCTATGGGACTTTCTGTCGAAAAGAAATAATTTTATTAAATCTATGAGGTGATTTTATTATGGCAAACACAATTGCACTTTTTAAACAGTACACAGCGTTGCTTGATGAGGTCTATAAGCAGTCTGCACTCACAAGCAAAATTGACGGTGCGTCAGACCTTGCAACACAGGGCGCTAACGCAAACGAGCTTATTATTCCGATGCTCACAATGGACGGTCTTGCTGACTACTCACGCAACAGCGGTTATGTTGACGGCGATGTTGAGCTTACGAACGAAACCGTGAAATGTAACTTTGACCGTGGCAGAATGTTCACGGTTGACACAATGGACAACGCAGAAACGGCAGGCATTGCATTTGGCAGACTTTCGGGCGAGTTTATCCGCACAAAGGTTGTTCCCGAGCTTGACGCTTTCCGCTTTGCAAAGTATGCAAGTACAAGCGGTATTTCTTCCGTGAGTGCAACTCTCACAACAGGCGAAGAGGTTGTTGAGGCTCTCCGCACAGCCTCAACAAAAATGGACGAGGACGAAGTTCCTTTCGAGAACAGACACCTTTTCATCACATCAACGCTTTACGGTCTTGTGCAGGATCTCGATACAACAAAGTCAAGGGAGGTTCTCAACCGTTTTGCAGATATCACACTTGTTCCTCAGTCAAGATTCTATACAGCAATTGAACAGCTTGACGGCACATCCTCAAGCAAGGAAAAGGGCGGTTACAAAAAGGCGACTTCGGGCAAGAATATCAACTTTATGATTATTCACGGCTCTGCTCCGATTCAGTTCACAAAGCACCTTGACACAAAGGTTATTGAGCCGTCAGTTAATCAGAGTTCTGACGGTTGGAAGTTTGGTTATCGTATGGTCGGTATTGCCGATGTTTACGAGAATAAAAAGGCAGGTATCTACTGCCATTCAGCTGTAGAGGCTTAAAGGAGTGTTACTATGACCGCTTATGCCGATAAAGGCTATTACATCTCTGAATATCTCTGTGGCAGAAAGGCGGTCATTGTTTCCGCCTTTGATTATTATGCACGCTCTGCAACCCTGCTCATTAAGGCATACACAGGCGAAAATGTTGACGGGAACAATATTCCCGAAAGCGTAAAACTCTGCTGTTGTGAGCTTGCAGAGCTTGTATATAACGATGAAAAGCAGTCCGCAAATTCAGGAATTTCATCCGCAAGCGTCGGTGATGAATCCGTAAGCTATGTGTCCGAAGAAGAGCGTAAAACCGCCCATAAAAAGGCTGTCAGACACACAATTTACAAGTATCTTGCCGACACCGATTTGCTGTACAGAGGTGGTTGCAGATGATTATTACCCCTGAAAGCTCCTGCACAATCTACAGATTCAACGGCTCAGGCTATGACCGATATTTCATTCCCGAATGTCATTGGCAGGAGAACAAGGCTCGCAATGTGCTTAAAAGCGGAATGCAGAACGCTGACAGCGTGACGGTGTATATTCCGATTGAATCCGCAGGGCTTTTGCCCGACTTTTTAAAGCCGAGCGAAAACCTTTTTGCAGGTCAGCTATGCACCCCTCAGAACAGCGCACAGGACATTATTATTAAGGGCAAGAGTAATTTTACCTTTGATAATTCAAACCCTCAAAGCGTGTCACAGAGCCTTAAAACGCTAAAGCAAAAACACAGGTGCTATGCGGTTATGTCGATTGATGAAAAGCTCTACGGCGTAACAGATTTACAGCACATCAAAATTTCGGCGAGGTGATTGCGTGAAGATTGTTCAACCGCCCGATTTTGTCATCAAGTCGAAAAACGGCACGGCAGGTTTCCTCTGGGATAAAAAGTTTGCAGTCCGCAAAAATGCCGATGTGTTAAAGGTGCAAAAGTATGTTGACAGCACGGTTTTACGATTGATGAAACCCTATACACCGTTCAGAAACGGTGTGCTTGAAAAGTCAGCAACCCTCTCAACGGTTATAGGCTCGGGCGAAATTCATCAGAACACACCGTATGCGAGGTATCTCTACTACGGCAAGGTTTACGGTCCCAATATCCCGATTAAGGAAAACAGTGTTATTGTGGGCTATTTCAGCCCTAAAGGACAGAAGAAACACCCCACAGGTAAAATGCTTGTTTATTCTCGGGCAAAGCACCCTCTTGCCGGCAAGATGTGGTTTGAGCGAATGAAAGCCGACCATAAAAAAGAGATTTTACAGGGTGCTGCAAAAGTGGCAGGAGGTACGGCAGAATGAACATAATTGAACTTATGCAGAGCATTGTGATGAGCTTTCCAAAGCTGAACGATGTCCTGCACATTGACTACACAACCCCCGACACCGACAGCTACGGCTTATCTCCGACAGGCGACACACTGATTAAATCCGATGTTCTCGGCAATCAGGAGCGACAGCACACATTCATCTTGTACGCTGTTTATCAGTCGGTTAATGACTATGACCGCCTTGCCAACAGCGGACTTATTAACGAGTTACAGCTGTGGCTTGAAAAACAGGCAAAAGGGCAAACGCTGACCGTAACGGTTGGCGACAATGAGCTTGCAGGTACGCTCACAAAAATAACCTGTTCAAACGGTATGCTTTATGACATACCCGACAGCAATTTAATCGGTAATGTAATGTATCAGTTACAGATTACCGCAGATTACAAAATCGAAAGTGAGGAATTTTAATTATGGCAACAACACCCGATATCGGTAAACTCAAAAGAAGTTATCTTATGCACTACATTGACGCTTCGTTCGGCACAGGCGAACCCCCTAAGTGGTTCTTGATTGGTCGTGACATCGAGGATATGTCCGTTGAACTCAACCCCGACACAGAAACAGTCAAGAACATTCTTGATGAAACCGTTGTAAACGATAACGGCTATGAACCGTCAATTGACGCAGACACTTATTACGCAAACACAGGCGATGCAATCTACGAAAAGATTAAGGATATTGCAATGAACCGCCTTACAGGTGATGACTGCAAGACTGCAATTCTTGAAGTCCTTGTTGATAAGAAGACAGGTCCGTATGACGCTTGGACTGAAACCTGTATCGTAAAGCCACAGTCCTACGGCGGTGCTCAGGGCGGTGTGAACATTCCGTTTAACATCGCATTTAACGGCGACAGACAGCAGGGTACGGCTACAATTGAGAAGAAAGTGCCGACCTTTACCGCAACGGTTTAATCTTTGGGGAGGGATTGATTTATGCAGAAACTTGTTTTTGACAGAGGTTACAAGGAGTATCAGATTGGCGATGACGAAAACGCAGTAATCCGTATCAACACCGCGGATGTGGGCATTCTTGCAAGGCTCAACGAGGCAGTCAAGAATATTGAGCAGATTCAGAAGAAGTATGAAAACGCTGAAAAAGCTGAAAACACAGACGCAATTCAGCTTATCACCGAGTGTGACAAGGACATCAGAGAACAGATTAACTACATTTTCGGTTCGGATGTCTGCACGGTTGCCTTTGGTGAAATTAACTGTCTTTCACTTGCGGGCGGTAAGCCGATTTTTGAAAACTTCCTTGAAGTGCTTATTCCTGTTATGCAGGCTGATTTTGAATCGGCACAGAAAATTTCCAATAAGAAAGTTGGCAAATACACTTCACAGGTGAAAAAGTGATTGAATTACTGCCGAAAAGCCTTGAGGTTGACGGCAGAAACTACGAAATCAATTCCGACTTCCGTGTTGCTCTGCTGATTTTCAAAGCCTATGCAGACGATGATCTGAACGATTTTGAAAAATGCCGAGTGTGTGTCGAGTGCCTTTACAAGGAGATTCCCGAAAATTACCAAAAGGCACTTGACAGGGCAACTTGGTATCTTGACGGCGGAGATATTCCGCAGGGCAAACAGCTCCCCGTCCGTGTGCTTGATTGGGAACAGGACGGACATATAATCTTCCCTGCTCTCAATAAGATTGCAGGAGCGGAAACACGCACAGTCGATTATATGCACTGGTGGACTTTTCTCGGCTTGTTCAATGAAGTGGGCGACGGCTTGTTTACACAGGTGATTTCAATACGCACCAAAAAGGCAAAGCATAAGAAGCTCGACAAAACCGAACGGGATTTTTACAGCGAACATAAAGAACTTATCGACCTAAAGCCCAAACTCACAGCAGAAGATAAAGAGGAACTTGACTTCATAAATTCGCTTGTGTAGTGTAGTATCGTATCACATATTGTTGACATTCCCTAAATGTTAGTGTATGATTAAGTGAAAACTATATTGTTTTAACATTTAGGAGGATGAATGATGAAAAAACTCATAGCGTTAGCATTAACCGCAGTTTTTGCAGTATCGCTTGTTGGCTGCGGTACAACAGCGGAAAG